ATTTATCACATCTTTTATGTCTAACCATCCAGTTTCCGTGTCCCGTGCATCGCGCCACGTGAGACGAACCATAGGTACTTTCTTAATATCTATATCCATGTCTAATTTCTCATTGCACATTACAATAAAAAAACATATAAATATAGAATAAAATAGGCGCATTTCTTCAAGCCTCGCCCCCTTGCTTTTTCAACGAAAAACTAGTTGCTATGAAGGATTATGCATGATTGAATTTGACGAACAATTTATCGAGGATATACCTCAATTTGGGATTGGAGGCTTTTTAAATAAAGCTTTTAAATCTGTAAAAAAAGCCATTAAAAAAGTAGCCCCTGTTGTAGGTGGTGGTATTGGATTTATGCTTGGAGGCTCTGCAGGAGCTGCCATAGGATCTGGTATTGGTGGTTTAATTGCAGGACAAAAACCTGAACAAGCTCTTCAAACAGCAATGCTTGGATATGGAATAGGATCTTTAGCAGGAGCTGGGTTTAGTCCATTAAAGAAATTTTCAGGTCAAGGTATTGGTGGAAAATTAGGTTTCTTAAAAGGTAAAGAAGATCCATTTAATCTTTTAAAAAATGTTGGAGGACCAAAATTACCTGATAAAGGAAAAAATCTTACAAATACTGAATGGTTAGAAAGTAAAAAAATTAATCCCGATATTTTAAAAACTTCTGATGGTGGTGTTAATGCTGCAATGGATCAATTAGTTACTGGTGAAAGATTAAAAGAGGTAAATAAACTAGCATCATCAGCAAAAAAATCTTCTTTACTTGGTAATGCTTTAACAGCAGGTTCTATTGCTTCACCTTTCTTAACTTATTATGCAGCAAAAAAAGCAGAAGAAGATTATATTCCAACAGATCCAATGGGTCTTAATCCCTTATATTATCAAGACCCTCAACAATTTCAAGTTGCAGGTTTAGGAACAAAACCTTACTATATGACAGACACACAAGATTATTATGGAATGCCTATAGAAGATTTACCAACTGATTTTATTCGTCAGTCTGCGGAAGGTGGTATTATTCAATTAGCTGATGGATCAAAAAAATATTTTCCTCGTAAGACAGGTCCTATCAATGGTCCTGGAACAGGGACAAGTGATGATATTCCTGCTATGTTAAGTGATGGTGAGTTTGTCTTTACGGCTAAAGCTGTTCGTAATGCTGGTGGTGGTAGTAGACGTAAAGGAGCAAAAAAAATGTATCAAATGATGAAAAATTTAGAAAAAGGTGATAGAGAAGGTAGGAGAGGTAGAGCTTAATGGTTGAAGAGTATATTAATAGAGAAGCCCCGGATATAGAAGCTAGGAAACTAGGTCTTATAGATTCAGCGAAAGCTTTAACAGAAAAAGGATATGTTCTTCCTGATTATGTTTTAGCAGGTCTTACTCCAGAACAACAACAAGCTTTTAAATTAGCTCAATCTGGTATTGGTGCTTATCAACCTTATTTAGATGCTGCTAAAGATTACACAGCGCAAGGACAAAATATTTTACAAGGAACAATGGGGGCTCCAACACAAGCTCAATTAGATTCCTACATGAATCCTTTTCAACAACAAGTTATTGATGCCACTATGTCAGAGCTTGATAAACGAGGTCAAATGCAAGCTAATCAATTAGCTGGTGATGCTGTAAGAGGTGGTGTGTTTGGTGGTTCGCGTTACGGGGTTCAACAAGCAGAATTATCGGGACAACAACAAGATGCACGAGCTGCGGCTTTAGCTAATTTAAATGCTCAAAATTTTGGACAAGCACAAGCAGGTGTAGCCAATCAAATGGAAAGACAACGATTAGCAGGGTTAGGTATTGCAGGGTTAGGTCAACAACAATCGCAATTAGCTGGACAAGCACAAGCACTTCTAGGTCAAGATGTTAATGCTCTTCTAGGTATAGGAGGAATGCAACAACAATTTGCTCAACAGCAAGAAGATATTAAACGACAAAATTTAATGCAACCAATGTTACAACCATATCAACAGTTAGGCTTCTATGGTGATATATTACAAGGAGCTCCAACATCATCGCAAATGATTAATACAGCTCAAGGACCAGGTGTTAGTCCAATGCAACAAGCAATTGGAACTGGTATTGGTGCAATGACAGGTATTGCAGGCCTTAAAAAATTAGGAGTAGTATAATGAGTGTTTTAAACAGATCAATGTTTAATAAACAAATTGTTAATAGAGAAATGGGATCTCCTCCTCAAGGGGAAAAACCTTCAACAACTTTTTTTCAAAAATTATTCGATGGAGCAACTGGTTTAGGAACAGGTGTAGGCCCTTATGGAGATAAAGAACAAGGTAATATTCTTGATTTAAGAGAATATGGTGCAGGAGTATATGATATTACAGATCCTCAGTTTGTAGAATTTATTAAAAATTATCATCAAGGAGATGGTACATTTGAAGAAGGAATTCAAACTTATGTTAATTCTTTAAAAACTGTAGAAAGAGCAGAGGGATCTCCTATAGGTGGTGAGCAACAAAGTATAGGTGAACAACAAGGTGTTATGAATGCTCTTTTAGAAGCTATTAAAAATATGAGCTCTGACTCTGTTGTAAGAGAAGGCGAACTAATGAATATGATAGATCCAAACTCTGTTGTTCGTGAAGGTGAAGAAGGTTTTCAATATGATTTTGATATAGATGGAAAAAATAAAACTTTTAGTTTTGATGAAAAATTAAGTCCTTCAGGTATAGAAGCTTTTAGAGAGACATATAATATTACTCCTACTGAAATGGACCCAAGACTTAGACAAATGGGATCTCCTCCTCAAGGAGAGATGATAGAAGAACAAGTTGATGTAGAAGATGTTGGTATTATGGATGGCTTTAGTGGTGGTGAAGAAGAAACTGCTGCAGCTGTACTGCAAGAAGGGGAAAGATCTAAAAAAGAAATTGATGATGCAGATACTTATGATGAATTAATGAGATCGGTTCGAGGTGATGATTTAAGTGAAGCGGAACGTCGTCAAGAACTAGCTTCTGTTGTAGGAGAAAAAGATGCAGAAGAAACACCTGATAGTGTACTAGCTCTTGTTCAACCTGTTTTACAAATGTTAAATGAAGATACAGCTAATACTGGTATTGGCCAAATAGAAGAAGGTCAAGAGATGGCTAATGTTATGCCTACGCAAGCAGAAGCTACAGATGCAATGGCTATGATGATGCCAGAGCGACCTGTTGGGGTAGCTAATGGTGGTTATATGAGTTCTTTTCCTAATCAAAATTTAAATACAGAGTCATTATCAGCAAGCGATAATATTGATGATCGTATTATGCAAAATTTACAATTTGAAAGAATGGCTCCGGGGATGATGGGTTATGCTGAAGGAGGTTTAGTTGAACAGTACGCCTCAGGAGGGGACGTACGCCGTGTCCCAAAGTACAATACAGGAACTAGTTCTTTAGGAGTAACTTATGATGATACAAAGCTTAATGAAGATCAAGGATTTGGATTAGATATTTTAAATAATGAAGAAGAAACAGAAGTTGAGCCTTATGACACAACTACGATGGATTTTTTAACACAAATATTATCTCCAGAAGCAGGACAAAGTGCATTAAAAACAAAATACGATACGAATTATAAATTATTTTCTGAGATTTTAGGTGGTCAAGGACCAAGTAAAGATGAAAAAATTGGAGAAATTTTAACAAGTGTTGTTAGTCCTTTAGCCTTTCAATATGCTCAAGGTGCTGACATTCAAGAATTACTAGCTGCGGGAACACAAGCAATTGGGAAAATATCACAAAAATATTCTGCTCAGGAAAGAAAATCTGAAAGTGAAATTAGATCAGCTGCATTAGCTCAAGCTTTGAAACCTGCTCCAGATGATCCTTTGGTAACAGTGTTTTTAAAAGATGATCCGAATACAACTGAAAATGAAAGTGTAAGATCAATACAAATTACTACCTCACAATTAAAAGAGGATGCATTAAGACCTATAGGAGAAAAATTATATTCAGCTAATTCTACAGCTTTAGCTATTGCAGAACTTAGTAAATTAGAAAGTGAAACTAAAGGAATTGATATTGATACTGCTATTAAAGAAATAGAATTTGAATATGCAGATGTTTTAAAAAATTTAGAAGTTCAAGATAAACAAGCTTTAGTAGATGGAAGAATTATAACTAATAGTATTAATAGTGCTATTGCTGATAACAAACCAGAGCTGTTAGCTGCTGAGCTTAAAAATATAAATTTAACTAATATAGAAAAAGGAATTAAAAATGATACTTTAAGGCCTACTTTAGAAGCAGAGTTAGAAAAATCTTTAATTAATATTGATATTGCTACTCAAAACTTGCAACAAGAAATTATTGAAACAAAATATGCAGATGAATTAGCTCAACTTAGTGGGGCTGAAAAAACTGCTCGTATTAATGAACTTACTCAATCATATGATTTTAATGAAGAAAACAATGTTCTTCTTTTAAAACAGAAAAAAGCTGAGATAAATAATATTGTTCTTACAGGCAAGAATTTAGATCTTGAAAATGAATATAAAACTCTTCAAAATAAATATGCAGATGAAGGTTTTAGTTTAGAAAATGAATCTAAAATGTTGAACAACCTTAATCAACAACAAGAAAACATTAAAATATCAATAGAAAATGAATACTTACCTAAAGAAAAAAAATTAAATTTAAATAAGTTAAATGAAGAAATACTTTCTTTACAAGAAAATACTTATGGATCTATGATAACAAATGAAAAAAATATTATTGAGCTGAACACATATAGTCAAGAAAAAGAACTAGAGCTTAATAAATTGTTATTAGAAAATGAAACTTTACAATACAAATTAGATAATCCAACCAAAGATTGGCAAGCAACTAAATCAATAGTTGATTATAAAAATAAATGGGTTGATAGCGATATTTACAAAAATACTATTGAAAGACAAAGCATGTTGCAAGATCTTGTTATTGCAAGTGCACAAGATTCAGGACCAGGAGATGTATCTTTTATATTTAAATATATGAAATTTTTAGATCCTAACTCTGTTGTTCGTGAAGGTGAATTTGCTACGGCAGAAAATGCGGGTGGTATTCCAGCAAAAATTAGAAATATTTATAATAAAATGAAAGATGGGGCTTTGTTAGATCCAGATGTTAAAAATCAATTTATAAAAACCGCTAGTGAAATGTTTTTAGTACAAGTAGATAACTATGAAAATCAATACAAAAGTGAAGCAGCAATTGCTGGAAGATTATTTGGAGAAGAAAATATTGAAAATGCTATAATTCCAATGAAGGATTGGATTGATACAAATTTAATTAATGGTATTCAAGCTGATTTTAAATTTGATAATTATTTAAAAGGATTAGAATAATGAGCGATGAATTTAGTACTTTAAAATCTTTAAAAAATGAAACAAAAAAAGTAAAACAGCTTTTAAATTTAGAAAGATTTAATCTTCTTCCTCAAGATATTCAAATAGCTCTTAATGATGAAAGAGAAGCAGGAAGAATACCTAATCCTATGGAGCCTATTTCAATAGAAGAATTTGAAGATTATAAAAACATGATGTCTTTATTTATTGGAGATAAAATTGCATCTTCGGATGAAGATTTTGCTGGGTTGTGGCTATCTCAAGAAAAAGCTGCTGATTTTATTACAGATAAAGAAGTACAAAAAGAAATTGCAGCAATTGCAGGTGGAATAATTTTACCTACTTTAATTCCTGTAGCAGGACAGACAACTTTAGCTCCAAGAGTAGCGGCTTTTATTACTAAATATCCCAGATATGCAAAAACAATTGCAGCTTTTTTTGGTGGGGCAGGTGGAGCAGCTCCTTTTAGCGACAGTTATATAGAAGCTCTTGGATATGGAGCTAGAGAAGCAGCTGGAGAAGGAGTGTTTCAATTACTGTCTAAGTTTTTTGGAGGGAGGCTTATTAAATTATTTAGAGGAAATGCAGGTAAAAATTTAGAAGATGGTGCAGCCGCAGCACTAAAAATTGCAGAAGATGGTGGTGCAACTTTAACTCCTGCTCGTTTATCAAATTCAAAAACAATTGATCTTTTAGAAAATTTTGCAGAAGTTTCTTTTTTTGGTGGACAAAGAATTAGAGAAGCAGGTGAAGTTGGAGTAGAGTCTGTTCAAAAAGAATTAACAAAATTTTTAAATAAAGAATTTATAGATAAATCTAATAAAACATTATTAGAAAGTGAACAAAAACTTGTTCAAAGCTTTTTAAAAAATGCTAGTCAAGCAGAAGTCGATGACATGCTAAAAGTATTTATTATGCAAGGAAGAGATTTTTATAAAACCTCTGTAAGTGCTGCATACAAAGCATTAAATAAACAAGTTGCTTCAACAGTTGGAAGTCAAGCAAAGATTATAGATATTTCTAATCTTAAAAAAGTTTTAAAAAGAAATTTAAATATATATTATGGAAAAAATATTATTCCTAATGAAGGACCAATTAATTCTATTATAAAATATGTAGAAAAATTACCAGATAAAGTAGATTTTAATACAGCAAAAACTATACGAACTTTTTTATTAGGTAAAACAGGAGCTTTTCAAGTAGGTGGTACTACAGTAGATGATGCTGCTAAAGCTGTAGCAGGTGCTTTACAAAATTCTGTTACAAAAAACATGGATAAAAGCATTAAAACTTTAGCTAATTCTGGTAAATATAGTAAAGAACAAATTAAAGCGATAGATCAGCTATATAAACAAGCTAATTCTCTTTTTAAAGAAGGTAAAGAAACTTTCAATACAAAATTTATTACAGGTTTATTAATTGGTGACTCTCAAGGAGTAACAAAATCTGGTTTAGATATGACATCCGCTATTTATAAAAATTTTGTTAAAGCTGGAAGTCCTTCAAGAATAAAAGAATTTTATAAGTTACTTGATAATGGTGTTAAAAATAAAATAATTACAACAGAAGCAGCTCAAACAATTAAAAATAAAGTTCAAGGACAATTTATTTTTGATATTATAGGGCCTAATACTGATGAAATTTCAGGACTTTTAAATGCTAAAAAAGTATTAAGTGAAGTAAGTGGTTTTAAAGGAAAAGGAAAAGGAATTGTTGATGCTTTATTTAAAGGAAACGAAAAAGCTTTAGGAAACTTTAAAAGATATTTAAATGCATTAAATTTAGCTCAGAAAAGAGGTATTGGTTCTCAACAAGGAGGATTAGCTTTATTTTCTGGACAAGTTAAAGCAGCAAGTACTATAGCAGGAGGATCAGGTATACTTGGTTTTAGTTTGTCTGGAGGAGACATTGGTAGTGGTGTTTCAGCTGCAACAACACTTACTCCATTAATTGTTTTAGGAGGGCCTGCAGTTATCTCAAGAATGTTTACAAATAAAAAATTTGTAAACAGTTTAATGAATATGCAATTAGCTAGATCTGGATCTAATCAATTTGGTAGAGCATTTACTACTTTTATTAATGATGGAATAACAGCTGGTTTTTTTGATATTGGTAATGCTGAAAAAGTAGTAATGGAAAATCAATCAGTCTTTGGAGACAGTGAAGATATGCAAAAAAGATTTCCATGGTTAAAAGATTTAGATTTAAATGATGAAAGTGATGAGGAGATTATAAATCCAGATATTAAATTTTTAAATGAATTTGAAAATCAAAGACAAGAAGAAATAAACGAAGTGGATACTAATCAAAGTTTTTTAGATGAAATTAATGGAGAAACAATAGTAGAAGAAACTGTTAGTGATAGACAACCGGGTTTAGAGGAAGCTGTTACAACAGAAGAAATTATTGATGTTCCTAAACCAAATACAGAAATGATGTCAGCAGAAATAATTCAACCTCTTAGTAGCCCTGCTGGAATGCCTTTTGATCCATCTATGTCTACAACAGATAAACTAGAAGAAGTAGGTTTACCTGTGTTCGCTAAACACGGTGGAATTATGTCTTTAATGGAACAAAGAAAACCAAAACAAATGGTGTCATAAATGGGTTGGTTCAGTAATTTTTTTGGGGGAAGCACTAAAAAAGAACCTTCATCTTCTTCAGGTTCATCACAACCTAATTCTCCTCAATCTCAATCAATTAAAGAATCAAATGAAGCTATTCAAAATCTAGTAGACAACAAAGATAAATATCAAAATAATTTAATAGCTGGAGATAATCGCAACGAATATCAAATGAGAATGCAAGCTCTTAAAACAGGGCAAACTTTTGATCCTTCTAAATTTACATTTACAGATAGAAAAGGAAATCAAATTGATCCAGGTTCTGATAATAAAACTATAGGAAATGCAGGTGGAGCTGAAGCTTATAAAAAAAGATTTCCTATAACTTCTGGTATTCAAAACTTAGCAGGCGCCGCTTCTAATCTTATTCCCGGTGTAGGAATGGCAAAAGGAATTTTAAAAGTTTTAGGTAATTTTGGTAAAGGAACAAAAAATGTTTTTAATCAAGCAGTAACAGGTATTACAGATTCTAATGCTTATAATGATTTTAAAAACTTAGTTACTAAAGATGAAAAGATTCCAACAGATATGGGAACACGAATGAGCAGTATGGATCAAGCAGATGCTGATGCAGCTACTTTAAACATGGCTGATATTTCTGGTCCTTCTATGTCAACAGACATTATAGAAATAAAAGATCAAAAAGTTAAAACAAAAGATAACCTTGATAAAATAAATAATGCTCAAAAAACTTTAAACGAAGCTTTAGATATACAAAACTTTAGAAGAATTATAGATAATCCTTCTGCTATTGAAACATTACCTATAAATTTTAAATCTACTGTTGATACATTACTTCAAAACAATCAATTAAATTCTAGTGATTACTTAAAATCACAACAGTTATTAAGAGATAAAAGTACTCCTGTAGGGCCATTTATTAATGGATATAATAATGCAGGGATTACTAATGCTCTTCCAAATAGTAATCAAGTAGCAACTAATTTGTTTAATAATTTTAAACCTACTTTAGAATCTATTTCTAATTTTAATGAATCATTAAGTGATGGAAAAGGTTTTGATGTAAACTTAAATGATCAAACTTTTGAATATAACAAACCCATGCTTGGGGGTAACTTAAATTTTGGCATTGATAATAGTAGCAGTAGCCCAACTTTTGGTATTAACTTTAGTAAATCCCTTGGATAGAGATTTTAATTTAAGGAATGCAATTTGGTTTGCAATGATCCTCATTAGTGCTGGCAGTGTCTATGGAATGATGTCACAGAAAGTTTCGGCTTTGGAAACAAAACAATCACAGTTAGAAATGATAATACTCCAAGACATACCAGAAATAAAAGAACGAGTGATACGACTTGAAGTATTACTTGAAAGAATTCTAGAAAACTAATTTTTATTTTTTTACCTTTCTTACATTAATTATTAAACCAAGTTTGGTCATATCATAAGATACTTTTATTTTTTCATTAGGTTTTATATCTTTGCTTTCTATTTCAATTAACCTATCTGTTTCTTTTTTTAACAGATCCTTATATTTATTTTCCATAATTAAGCTCCCATTAATTGTGATGTTGAAATAAAGTAGTGCTGTATTTTTCTTGTTCTACAATCCCAAGTGTCAAACACTGTTTCTTTATCTATAAAAACTAAATGGCGAGATACAGCTACAAGAGCAGATTTTTTAAACTCCCAATTACGAATAGAGATAGTTCTTTTATTTTTGTCTCTAGGAGTTTTTTGTTTTATCCAACCATGCTCAGCTAAAAATATTTCATAAGTTTGACGATGATTAGGAAACATACCTGTGGTCTTAGATAGTTCACATAAATCTTCCCAAACTTTTTGATAAGGTAATTTTGTAGCTAGAGTACATGCTCTTATAACACAGTCCCCTAAGTTAGATTTTTTTTGAAATGGAGTATTTGATCTTCCTCCATCGTGAAATTTATATTTCATTATTTTCCTTTCTTTTAAATATTATACTATACTATATTATATAATATTAAAGTCAAGAAAATTTTTAAGTCGCTTCTCCCCACGATTTTCCTACATCGCAATCAACCTTACTTGGAACCGATAAAGAAATACAATTTTGCATGATCTCCATAATTTTATTTTTTGTTTCTTCAGAGCCATCAAAACTTAAAGTAAGTTCATCATGAATTTGTATTAAAGGAGTTAAACCTTCTTTATATAATTCTATCATTGCTTGTTTTGTTTGATCAGCAGCCGACCCTTGTATTAATCTATTCAATGCTTTGTATGTTCCTGCACGTTGTAAATGATGATGTTTACCATATTTTATTTCTGCTTGATCTTTTGGGAGTGCTTTAAATACGCCAAAAGTGGTTGGTTCCCACAATTCAAAACGACATTTTCTACCTTTTAATGTTGAGACGTAACCTTCGCTATTGGCGTAGTTTGAAACCCTCGTTGCTAAATCTTTAACAAAAGGGACTCGACTATTGTAAGCTGATAAAATTTCTTTTGCAACAGTAACATCTACTTGCAATTCATTGGAAAGTTTGTTAACGCCCATACCATAAAACAAGCCTAAATTAATAGTTTTGGCTTGATCCCTTTCAATTTCAGCTATGTCAGCAACGATATTATGGAAATCTGCATTAGGATTTTTTTGATATTCTTCCACAATCGATTGAGATCCTTGGCATCCAAGTTTAAAAGCATAGTGTGACGCGATCCGTGGTTCTTGTTGAGAGTAATCAAAACTACCCCAGGTCTCCCCTTCATCTGGTAAAAATAATCCTCTTATCTGTTTTTTAATTTCTTTATTACGAGAAGGTAATTGCTGTAAATTTGGATTAGAATAACTTAGTCTTCCTGATACTGTTCCAGATTGGCCATCCCTCATTTGATGAATGCTTGCATGAATTCGTCCTGTTGATCCATGATGAATAATTGTATCTAAAAAAGTAGATTGAACTTTATTAAACTCTCTTGCACTCTGTATTTTTTTAGCAATAGGATGTTTATGATGTAATAAAAAATCTTTGGTAAAGCTAGGGGCATTAGTTTTTTCTGTTCTTGGATATTTTATTTTGAGTTTATCAAAAACTTTCGCCACACTTGCTGCAGCCCAAACATCAACTGCAATACCCGAGTCTGCCAATATTTCATCAAGTATCTTCTTCTCTGTATTCTTAAAACTTTTTTTATGACTTGTTGCTTTTTCCACATCGACGCGTACTCCTTTTTTAATCATTTCAAAAATAATAGGAACTAAATCCATCTCTAATTTGTAAACACTTTTTAAACTTTCTTTTTCAATAATAGGTCTCATATGATGATATAATCGTAAAGTTAAATCAGCATCTTGCTCTGCATAGGTTCCTACAAAGATAGCAGGGAGTTTATACATTTCTGTTTTAGGATTAACTCCAAATTCTATTGCAGCTTGTTTTAATAAATTTTCATCTTTGTATTCTCCTAACATATCTTTACCAACAGCATTAAGTGCATAAGAAAATTTATTCTCATTAATGATGGGAGCCATGATCATTGTGTCAACAATTGGTCCTTTGACATCAATTCCTTCAGCATATAACCAACCTAAGTCATAAAGAGCATTATGAGCCACTTTTATAGCATTATTTTGCATCAATTTTTTAAACCATGCCATAACGCGCCTACGATCCCAATTGAAGCCATTTTCGTGTCTTATGGGGTAATACCCCTTCCAACCATCTACAGCGACAGCCACGCCTATGATATGGCCTCTTTTTTTCGTCCACCCTGGTCCACTGGTCTTTAATTCAGGGTCATAGGTCTCTAAATCAAATGCAATGACTTTTGCATCGGATAAGTCAGGTAAATCATGTGGAGGGATCCATTCCGATTGAGTAAAACCAAAATTATGTTGCATTATTTTTTCTCCTTTGTAGTTCGTTCATTTATCTCCCCGGCAATAGCTCCATAAGCAGCTAAGTCAATGTAATTATCTTTTTTATGTTGATTCATTAAACGTGCAATTTTTACTAAGGCCATGCAGATAGCAACATCATGAGCAGTAATTTTTGTTTTTAAAAACACAGACCATAAGTCAGCAATGTTTTGATGGTTTTTTAATTTATCACCATAATCATTTTGTCTATCTCCCCCAATTAATTTTTTTGCTTCTTCTAATAATTTTTGAGAAATCATATTAGATATCCTTCTGGTTGTTGTGATTCTACAATATATAAATTTTGTTTTGCTCTTGTTACAGCTACATAAAAAACTCTATGTTCATCATCTGGATTTTTCATATAAGATCTGTACACTAATCTTCCTAAATCTAATAATACAACAACATTATCACATTCACCTCCTTTAGCTTGATGAATAGTAGATACTCTTATTCTAGGTTCTCCTTTTATATTTTCCCCAATTCTTTCTAATCTTCTTAAATAAGTAATATCAAAGTCACTAACTTTATCCATTACTTCATGCCAATACCCATCAACAAGTAAACCATGATTGTTTTTTAAATCTTCTAAAGTAAACAAAGATTCTTCATCTTCCCCTTTAAAAGTTTTCCCTCCTCTTTTAATCCCTGTACCTGTTTTAATTTTGTTGTATAAATTTTTTACTTCTAATAAAGAAACTACAGACCCACTTTTTAATTGTTGCCAAGTTTCAATTGCTTCTAATGTTGATGGAACTATAGGACGATGATCACCTCTACCATACCAAAAACCTCTATCTTTTAAAAAAGATTCTATTTTTTCATTTCTTATTTTTTTAGTTCTTCCTAGTAGCAGCCAATTACCTGTCGATAAATCTATATGTCTTAGATCAGCAATATAGCTTATTTTTCCTATTTCTTCTTTTGGCTGCCAATTTTTTTCTCGTCTATTTTTAACTCTAGAAATAATACGATTAGCTAACTTATAAACTTTTTGAGGACATCTATAAGATTTATCGAGTACAGTAACATCTCCTTTTAAATTTATAAAACGATCCACATCAGCACCTGACCAACGAAAAATTGCTTGATCATCATCACCAGCTATATATGTTTCTTTACTGTTTTTAATTAACTTACTTACCATATTGTACTGTATGCGAGGCATATCTTGAGCTTCATCAATAAATAAGACATCAAACTGTGTAGAAAATGTGTCATTTGTGTAATCAATAATCATGTCAGTAAAATCAAATAAATTATTTTCTTCCTTATAATCTTTTATACATCGATCTAAATAATCAAGTTTAGTCCAATTGATAGTTTCTCCACTAGTATTCCATGCATCCTCTAAAGAAATATCTTTTAACCTAGACATATTAATTAAATTAACAAACTGATGATTAGAGTTTGAATAAATTGAATCATCATTAGTATCAAAAACTAAATCAAAACCAATTAACTCAGATAATTCTTTCCAATGTTTTGATTTCATTAAATTTTCTTTATTAACAGGTAAGTGTTTGTAAGCAAAACTATGAAGAGTTCTAAAATGTATTAAATCATCTTTACTTGCTTGAAATTTATCTCTTGCGCGATCCCTAGCTTCATATGCAGCTTTCTTAGAAAAAGAAAAAAATCCAATTTTATCCCAAGCTATTCCTTCTTCTTTTTTCTGTCGACAAATGTCTAATAGTTTAGTGGTTTTACCTGTACCTGGTGGACCTAAAATTATTTTTATCATAAAGTCAAATCTAAATCATCCATGTTTTCTCCTCCTAATACCTCATCTTCTTTTTTAATTTTATTATTTTTAATTGTTGTAGGAGTAGGAATTTCTACAATAGATTTTTCAAACGAAGGTATAACCCAAGCTCTTGTTTGTATTTTTCTAACAGATACAGTTATATTTGTTCCTCCAATATCTTTTAGACGTTGAACAATCCATACTCGTTGAACTTTAAAATTTTTACTATTTTCTAACCATCGTGATAAATCAACAAGTCTGAAATAAGTAGGAGTAGCTGTAAATGTTTTTTTATTTTTAACAAACTCTTTAGTAGTCTCTTCATCAGTAAATGTTTTTTGCATTTCTAATTCATCCATAGAAAAAGATTCTCCTCTTGCTAAACAGAATTCTTTTAAATAATCTAAAAATTCTCCTACCTTAGAAACATCCGAAGGCACTTCATCTATTTTTATATTTTCAAATAACATAGATACAATTTCATCCCAATCTTCTGCTTTAACTCTAGGAACATATATTTTTAATTGTTGACCAACCATTTTTCTAAATAAAGGATGAGCATATAAAATACCTAAATCATCAAACTCAACTCTTTTATCTCCTACATTTAAAAACCAAATAGGAGGTACACTATCTAAAACAGATAACTCACTATAAGTTGGATGATCTATTGTAGATTGACCTATGCCATGTTTTCTTAATTTACATAAAGATTTTTGACAAACCGATACAATAGGTTGGTCACTACATCGATAAGAATATTTAGGATTTCCATCTGGTTTATTAGATCTAACTTGCTTTTGTATGATAGTAACTTCATTAGCATTTAAAGGAGGATCCATATAATCCCGGTTATAGTTTTCTAATAAATCTTCCCAATCATCTGGATTAGCTTTGCGATAAAAAATTCCTATATTAAATAATCCGTTGTTACGCGTACCTTCAGGAAACCCTTGTGTTGTTAAAACTTGTAAACATGGAGGACCTTCGGCTATGACATCTTGTTTTATCTTGATTGCAATTTTACTGATATCATCACAAACATATTTGTCATATAAATTAAAGAACTCGTCAAGAGAAGCACCATCACCATTATCAAGAAACGCGTACCGGGTATCACCATGATAAGGAAGGTTCAACCAAGAACCTGTGTCTTTTTCGTTGGCTAGTTGAGTTTGTTTAGGGAAAACTTCTGTATGTGCATATCCGATGTAAGAAGCAATCTCTTTAAGTTTTTGTTGAAAGATAGCTGCCGACTGTGGAATTTTGGAAAAAAGAAAAATATGAGCCCCAAAAGATTTGGATGAGCACATTATTAGTGGTAATTCATATTCTCGTATTTTGGATAATATTTTTTTATGATCCAGTGGGTACTCGTCAATATCAATACATCCCCAAGTACAAGTTGCATCGTCACGAATGGGAACAATTCCTAAAGCAGGCATCTTTCCATCAAGATGATCTTGATACATTTGTAAGGTAGGTGGTTCGTGTTTCGTGAACATTTTACCATCGCGTTTTCCATTTATTTTTGTTTCTGAATAGCGATATTCACCATGAGCACGGTCAAGACCTGTAAATATATTTTTAAATTTTTCTGCTTTCATAAATATAAATAATAATTAGGAGCATAAATTGTGAGATTATGCTCCTATCTCAATAAAAAGAGTAATTAAGATCCTAAAACGCTACTATCAGCATTAGGTGTAACATCTTTTAGATCTTCATCATTATCATTTAGAGCCTCTGGTGTTGGATCAATAGATCCAGAACTAACAAGCTCATGAAAGTGCTTTGCTTCCTCCACAATGTAAGATGGATTCTTTAAATCGTTAACCGATTTTTCTAAAGTAATATTCCATCCCCACCAATCATTCTTTTTATTTTGCTCTTGTACACCTTTCATTTTGTACACATTAGCAAACATTGGAAGAGTGACTAGACTACCATTACCAGATTGTATTTTTTGATTCATCATCATTGTATTCCAGTAACGAGATTTTTTGTATTGAGTTTTCTGCATAATAATTTGGCATCGCTCAAACGATCCATCATCATTCATTCGTAAAACAAAATACTCCGCCGTTCTCACTATGTAAGTAGGGCTAATAGCACCATTAATCATGTAATGGTCTTCACCATCCGCTCCACGCGTTAACGGTGGAATTTCGTCTGGCTTATAAATTTTTACAGGTGCTCCTGTTCCCTCACCAAGAGGGCTCCATTCTACACCTCGAACTCGAAATGCACATGGCACTACAAGAACTTCTTTGTAAAAATCTTTCGTAACAGAATTAAAAATATCTCCTTGCTCTAGCCCTTCAACAAACTTAGCATTAGATTTTTTAACTTCTGGAGTTTGAGAACTAGCAATCTTTAAGAATGGGATTGCCATTTCTTGTGCATCAACATTTTCAAACCCTGCACCTGCAAAATTTGAGAAGTCAATAACATTAGTCGATACTTCGCTTTTCTTTTTTTTCGATACATCGTTCATGGTTATTTTCCTTTTTTTATTTTAACTTTGTTACCCATAAAAACGCTAAATGTTTCTATAGGAAGCTCTTTGCCCGAGTTTATTTGTTCACCAATAAAGGCATTTAAGGTCATCGGCTCGACCTTTCGTTTTTGGTCAGGAGCTAAACCACTTTGCTCTAAGTCATTTATTAACTTAGAGGCTTGATCGTTATCTCCCTTACCAAACCTTATAGACACAATGTTTTTAATTAGCTCTCCATGATTATTTTCTTCGAGCCATTTAAAAGCTTCCGCTTCTTTATCACGAGTAATACTGCCTTTAAAAAAAGGTTTAAAACTAACAGCATCACCATTGGTCAATTTAATTTCTTTAACTCCTCGTTGTTCCATGAGCTGCACAATGGCATCATTCATTTGTTGGAGTTCTTGTTTTTTTGTTTTTGCTTGTTGCTCTAATGCTAATATCTCACTTTCTATTTGTAAGAATTTATTAGAAGCTTCTGAAACATCTTTTACTTCTGATATTTCAACTGTTTTATTTTCTTCTTCTGGTAGATAGTTTGTAAAATCAACTTTCTCTGTCATAGTTATTCCTTTCATGAATGTCTATCTGTATGGGGTAATATGTATAAGTACGTCGATCATATTTTAATACTTTATATTTTCCACGATTATTATCTGCTGCAATAGAACATGCTAATCCAATCATAGAAGGATCACCAATCAACAATAAATAATCATTGTCATTAAAGTCTTTTAAAATATTTTTCGCTTTACGCACCGCGGGAGCCGGGGATAACATTATTTGTTTTCCTTCTTCAAAGACAGGAACTAGTGTCCCAAAACCTTGAGCACTAATAACATTAAACTTAGACACCTCTTGGATGACATATACATTACCTTTATTTTCTGAGTCTTTCATCTTTCTAAACACCCTATATTATTTATATTTCCATTATACAAGAAAAATGTTAATGATAAAATGATTTTTTTAATCGCAGAAAGTATGAAAAAATATAAATATAGTTTTAAAACAAAACCTTATGCCCATCAATTAGCTGGTATGGGTGCTATGGTAAACCATTTTTCTAAAGGAGAAAAAGAATTCGCTCTTCTTATGGAGATGGGTTGTGGAAAAACTAAAGTCCTTATTGATGGATCTGCTTTTCTTTATGACAATGGTTACATTGTTGGGTTACTTGTTATTTGTCCTAATGGAGTTAAAGGAACCTGGGTTAAAGAAATTGAAACACACATGCCAACACATGTTGATCGCAATGTTATTGTATGGACAGGTCAAAAAACAAAAAAGCATGAAGAAGAATTACAAACGTTATTTATTACAGAGCCAGCTAAAGTTCATTTAAATATTTTAATAATGAACGTTGATGCTTTTGCAACAGACAGAGGAAAAAAATTTGCTGATAGATTTTTAATGACACGTCAAGCAATGATGGTTGTCGATGAAAGTACTGTTATTAAAAACTCAACAGCACTTCGTACTAAATCAATTACTAAGCTTGGTAACTTAGCAAGGTACCGTGTTATCATGACAGGCTCACCAATTACTAATTCTCCAGAAGATCTTTACTCTCAATGTAATTTTTTAAATCATGAGCTGCTAGGCTTTAGTTCTATTTACACTTTTCGCGCTCGGTATTGTCAACTACAACGACTCTCTTTTGGTGGAAGATCTTTTAACAAAGTAACAGGATATAAAAACTTAGAAGAGTTAAATTATAAACTACAAAAATTTTCTTATCGAGTATTGAAAAAAGATGCTTTAGATTTACCCCCTCAAGTGTGGGTCAAAAGAATTGTTCCTATGACAACAGAACAACTTGATGCATATATGCAAATGAAGCGAACAGCTTTAGTGCAGCTCAAGGAAGAAACATTGACGACTACGTCAGTGCTCGCCCAGTTAATTCGACTTCATCAAATTGTTTGTGGTCATATGGCAACAGATGATGGTAAAGTATTATCGTTGCCAAATAATCGTATCAAAGAATTGTTGGCTATTCTAGAAGAGCACGGTGATAAAGCGATTATCTGGGCGAATTATCGTCATGACATCCAGGAGATAGAAAAAACATTATCAAAGAAATATGGATCGGGGTCCGTGGTCACTTATTATGGTGACACTCCTCAGAATGTCAGACAAGAATACATTGAACGTTTTCAAACTGATCCTAAAACAAAATTCTTTATTGGCCAACCGATGACCGGGGGACGTGGTATTACATTGACAGCAGCTAGTCTATCAATTTTTTATTCTAACAATTATGATTTAGAAATTAGAGAACAAGCAGAAGCACGTAATCACCGTATTGGTACAGCTAATAAAGTAACATACATAGATCTTGTTTCTCAAGGAACAGTAGATGAAAAAATTATTTATGCTCTTAGAAATAAAATAAACTTAGCTACATCGGTGTTAGCTGAAGAAGTAAGAAAATGGTTAATATGATTCCATGTCACAATTGCAAAGGAAACGGATATGTCAGACTATCATTTGAAGCAGAAACCAACATTGAACAGTGTAAGGTTTGTCACTCACAAGGGGAAATCGATGAAAATAAATACTACCACCAAACGTGGACCGAGGGTGTTGACAACAATATTAGCATCTACTACGGGCCACCACTTGATCCAGAATGCTTTAAAAACTACAAGATTTCGGGAGAGTAAACCAGTTATAGAGTTTAAGGGAGAACCACCCTTTTAGAATTCTGAGTGAAGTTATGTTTTTTCCTCCCAATATTATCATAGCTTCACTTGGATCTTTGTATTAAGATAAATGCAATGATTAAAACATTTGTATTAGTAGTAAGTCTTTGGGGATTTAATGGCAGTTCTTGGGTATACACAGGTAATCAATCTGTTTTGAGTATGCAGCTTAATCAAGAGCAATGTGAAATGATTGAAAAAAGTTGGACAAAGTTTGAGAAGAACCCCTATTTTCGTTTTTCTATAGAGTGTGTAGAAGAAATTAAAAAAGAAACTTAATTGTTTAAAGTTCTTTGTATTTGTTTGACTATAATTATTTGTGTATCTATTTGGCGATATTACTCTCCTTATCAAACATTTATGCGTGAATGTCGATATAATGAGTTCTTACAAGGAGAATTAAGCGATGAATACTGCACTTGGCACTATAGAGAGCTGATGAAACCTAACTCTTGGCTTAGAGAATTGTTAGATTAATATTGTTAATTTTATAAATTTTAGCTATAATTCGCTTACAATATTAAAAAAGGCAAGGTTATGTTATTACCTAATAGTCCTGTTCGCAAAATATCTCAATGTCCTAAATGTGGCGAAGTATCTCTTAAATTTTATGATCCTCAACATAATAAAGTATTAAAAAAACAAGAATGGGAACAGGTATTAATAGAGGGAAGAGAAGCCCTAAAAAAAATTTTAGGGCCTGTTACAGAAGATCCAAAGTTTTTTACTGATTAGTTTTTAAAACTTTGAGGGCCAGATAAAGATCTTAACTCTTCCCATTTTTGATATTCCTCAACTACAATTTTTTCTATTTGAATAGGCTTAGATAGCTGAGTTCTTTTACACATTTTATCAAGCAACTTTCTGGTCTTCGCTGTAATCATTTGATTGTAATGCGTTTGTTTTTTCTTTTTCATATTCTTTTTCCTTTTCTTTTAAATTGAAACACCTAATACATAAGTGATCAAAACTATTTTTTACTGTCATCATTAAATCATGATGATATTTTTTATAACAATGAGTACACTCTGAGTGTGTATCAAAAAAACTCATCTTTTTAATATGGGTCTATTTAATTCCCCCTCTCTTTTCCAGTTATCTTCTCCTTTAACAAATTGTTTACGATCATCTGCTAACCATCCAATAACTCCGTAATATTGTGAATTATTAATATGTACCCAAATCAATGTTGGTTTTGTTTTTTTAAAATAATTAAAAATTTTCTTAATCATGTTCTCCCTTTCTTGGTTCTTCATTCATTAAAGTATTTATTCTCCACTCTTCATGCTTATACTCTTCATCGGTAACATAAGACACTAATAAGTTTTGAAGTAACGAGCCACGCGAACCGTGTTTCGCTGATATAGATTTAATACAATCTTTAAATGTAATATCACCAGGCTCTTTTATTTCTTTTGGCTGTATAATATTTTTTAAAAATTCAAACATTTTCTTCCTTTCTTTAATATAATATTTTATTACATTATATTACTAAACATGTCAAATATGGCTGTTTTCTGGGCTATTTCCACTCCTTATTTTCCTCATAGTTTAATTCTTCATCATATTTAATCTCGTTAAAATGTGTCTTAATAATGTTCCAATGTTCTTTACTTGGGTATGAAAAATATTTTGTAAAGCGAAACCAATGCTCGACTGTTGTGTAATCAATCCCGGTTACTTCACTTAATTTTTTTGCATTTGTTTGTGATCGAAGATATTTCACAAATGGTTCTTGTTCCGGGAGCCGTGGTCTATGGGTCATTTCATCTTTTAATAATTCTTTTACTCTATCAGGTCTATCTTTTAAAATTTCTTTAAAGACTTGAATAGATAAAGTTTCTTGAACACGATGGTTGGATGATCGTGTTTTCTTTCCCATGAGTAAACGAGCTGCATATCGTTCTGCATTCTCCGATGAGTCAATTGCTGTAGGCGTGCGCCAAAATTTCATTTCTCTGAGATCTTATCTCCAATGGCATAAATCATGACAGCAATAAAGATTAAAACAATTAAAATTAATCCTAATAAAATTTCACTTACCATTTTTTTTCTCCAGATCTAATGCAACGGCAATGTCTAAAGGTTTGTGCATATGAACACCCTTAGCTGCCCACTTATCTTTTCTTTTTTTCCAACTATCTTTTACTGTCCCATCTTCGTTTATCTCGCCTCGCTTTCCGTCATTCGCTGTTGGTGTTGGCCACATCTTTTCTTCTTCTTCCAAAACTTTTGTTGCAAGTGAATGACCTTTCGTTCCTTTTCGAACTGATGGAGGAATTTTTGTTCCATCTTTCCAGTCTCTACTCAGAGGTGTTGGCCAATTCATCTTCATAGGTTTGGAGGATGCTGAGTCCGATGTAGTAGGGGATGGAAGGGACGAGACTATTTCCGAGTGATTTAAGTCTGTCCACCCTTTTGGGTACCCCATTAGCCACTCTACCCACGTTGGGTTCAATGTTCCACCACCCGTTCCACGGACGTCTGGATGATTGCCCAACATTTTCTGCATCTTCCCATTTGGACTCCCCGCGTGATGTTCGCTCGCTTGAGGTGTTGGCCATAGTCTTTTCTCTTTCACTTGATCCTGGAGTCTGATTTGCAGCTGATGACCACTTGGTCTTTTCAAGTGGCCCTCGTCCAATGCTTTCTTTATTCCCGGAAGGTTCGAGCCCCCCGCCAAGTTGTCTGGTGTCCTCCACATTTTCATGTCTGTTACTTTTTTTCCATACTTCACTTGTTCCGCTAGATTGCCTGGATTGACCGTGTTCCTCCCTATACTTTTTCTGAATTCCGCTCTCTTCTTCATTCCTTCTTCGGACCTGTTCGAAATAATTGTCTTGCTTGGAGTTAGCCACAATCCAGACTCTTTCTCTTTGGTGGTTCGCGCCGATGCTCGAAGCTGAAATACTAAACGTCCTTGCGGAGTAACCTTCACTCTCCAGGTTCTTGAGTACGGTGTCGAGACCGAGTTTAATGTGTCCACTAACGTTTTCTCCAATAACCCAAGACGGGCGC